CCAAGCTTGAAGAGGAGGATCCAATCACGGCAGAGGTGCTCACCCACACGCTTGGGCCACTTCAGCCAATCATCGAGACGATTATTCAGCTCGACGACCCGCGTGGCAGGTTCGCCATCGACCCGAACAACCCGCTTCACCAGAAGTGGAACGAAATCCTGATTGATGGTGAGGCCCGGTGCGCTGGCCGCACGGATGAATCTGGAAAGATGTTCGCGACGCGGGCTGACTTCGGAAGAATGAACGCAGCGCAGCGCGAGAAGCACTGGTACCTGACGCCGGATCACCTCGTCTCTGGAGTTGTGGATTTCGCAGCAAAAACCGCAGCGCAAATCATCAAGACGGAAAAAGATCGCTACAAAAAGATTGCCGAGTCGATGGGTTTCGTGCCGAGGACTGCGGCAGCAGCAGGATCGTCAAAGTCGGATGCGACAAAGGCAGCACAAGAGGTTCAGGCCGCAGCACCCCCAGCTTCAGCCGTAAAGCCGGTGTCTCCTTCAGTTGGTAGTGGTGCTCCAATCGACGCAAAAGGAGAAGCACCGAAAGGTGGAAGGGCAGTTTTGATGGACGCTTTCTCAAAAACGCTGTTCGGCAGATAAATCGAGATACATTGGTTTCAGGCCATACCTGGTAATTATGCCAGACTGGCCGTGAAACCAAATGGCGATTAGCGCAAATATCTTCGAGAAATGCCTGCCGGCCATCGGCAACAACGTGAACGAATGCGGTGCGGTCACGCTCTGTAGTGTTGTCACCGCAGAGTCTGACGAACTGTCTTCGATCTTCACTGATGGCTCCGGTAACTTCCGGGATCTTCATGCGCTGCTCGCAACCCAGTTCGAGATCAAGGCGTGCGGTGCCAAGACCAATGGCCTGTATGACTTCCTCATGTCGAACAAGCGGATGCTTGGCAACAAGAAGATTGTCACGCCGCTCGGGCCGGGCAACTCCGAGATTGCCCCGTTCATCATGGCGAGCCAGCACTCCGTCATCAACTCGGAGTATTGGAGCATCAAGAGCCTGTCTGTCACTGCTTCCGTTTACACCATCGTCGTCAATAGCCGCGCCTCCATTCCGCTCGATGAGCGATGGTTCGTTCCCGGCATGAACGTGTTTGTGAATGCGCGCAGTTCTGCGGGCACTGCGCTTCGCGGATCGTTCCTGGTTACGGCTTCCGGATCCACAACATACAGCGGAGCACCTGCGCTCTACATCACATGCACAGCGCAGAACGACACGCTCGGCTGGACCGCGAAGGCTGCGTTCAGTGGCTTCACGGCGGGATCCCCGCTCACCGCTGGTGTCCTTATTCGTGGCTCTGCGAACGTGCAGGACGTGGAACGCTGGTGCTACAACCGCCCGGCGCTAAACGACCGTAAGCATGTCCCGTTCTGGTGGGAGACTGACCGTTACACCATGTGTACCGACCAGCTCTACGAAGCGTGGTTCAAGCGCCTCCAAGACGGCAACGAGTACTTCAAGTTGTTCGGTGACGTGGATTCCACGCAGCGCAACAAGCAGCTCGGTGACGTGTTCCAGCGTGAGTGGCTGAACAAGTTCTTCTGGAACAAGCGCATCTCCACCAATCAGACTCTCGGTTCCTACCGCAGCCTGGCTGAAGTGGCCACCGTTTCCAACACCGTGCAGGGCTTATATGTGCCCGGCGAAGGTCGGTGCGTGGGCCGCAAGGCGAACGCCATCGGTGTTTACGAGCAGCTTGCCGAGTGCGGTCAAGTGTTCGACCTCCAGAACCAGCGCCTCAACTTGGTTGAGTTGTTCGAGAACCTAATCTACCCCATCTGGCGTGCGCGCGGCGACCAGGGCATCCCGAACGATACCATCGAGATCTTCACCGACTCGTACACCGCATCGCAGTTCCAGCGCGGCATGATCGAGTATTACGATACTCGCTCCGACGGTCTGGCTCGGTTCATGATCGACACCAAGCAGGTGATGAGCGGGAACATGGGCACTCTCGGATTCAACTTCGACGAGTACAAGCTCCAGTATCCGCAGGTGAAGCTCCGCATTGTCACGAACCCCTACTTCGATGACTTCGCGACGGCTCACTCGCTGGAAAACATCAGCTCATCTGGTCGCTTCCTCTGGATTCTGGACTTCACCAGCATCTATCCCGGCATCATCACGTCGAACTCGGTCAAGCACACGACCGGCGACCTTGAGAAGCTCGCCTCCGTGGACCGTGACTACGCTTGCGTCATGGCAAACCCGACGCAGGAGATTCAGTTGAACTCGCTGACTTGGACTGCCGTGGTTGAATGCCCGGCGACCAGCGCGATTGTTGAGAACTTCGACATCGCGCTGATTCCTCGCGGTGATACGGGAATTACACCCTACACGGATCTTTATTCGACTTAAGCTTTGGTTGGCGGTGATCGTGGCACAGCCCCGGAGTTGTCTCTTGCAACTTCGGGGCTTCTTGTTATGGATCAGGTATGCGTTATTTTCAAAAAGAGATAGCCGATAGCCCGGTTTTCGTGAACGGCTCCGCGATGAGGTTCGACATCCTTGAAACCAACGATGCGGCACTCATTGCTGAACTGGACAAGTGTATCGCTCGCGGGATTGGCGGAGTGCTGTCAATCACGGAAGAGCAGTACGCCGAAGAGGCTAAAAAAAAAGCCGAACAGATCTCCTCCGGATTCAGCTCGAACAGCAGGCCGCAGAGGCGGGAGCTGTCAGCCCACCAGTTGGGAGGGCTTCGTGCTGCGGGGGAAAACGGTAACGCGCACGGTCAGTTCGCTGCACCGCAACAGCCGGAGCGCGCGCGCAACCAGCACGGGCTTGGGGCCATCCGCGAGCCCGCAAAAATGCCGGACCCAATCGAGGTTCCGACAAATGAGTCCTTTGCTGGCATGTTCTCCAAGCCGCCTACGGCAAAGATGAAAGATTTACGAGCTGCGGTCTAATTCGTTATGCCAATCACATACCAAACCTTCGTCAACTTCCTGGCAGCTATCCAGCCCTTGGTTGCGCCGGAAGATCTCGGAGAGGAGATGGAGGCTTACTTCCGCGCTCAGACCGGGTATGCGTTGGCAGACATTCAGACGATCATTCCGTGGTTCAGAGATTTCAACATCGAGGTAAAAACCAAGTCGGATGTGACTGAGTTCTGCGCTGCTTCCATCTTTGATGGGCCAGTTGGAAAGGTGACTCAACTGCTGGCATATTGGCCGGGGTTGGACTGCCGGAAGTATTACTACAAGCGCGTCAGCACGTCCGAGATGGATTGCTGGATTGAGCGCCAGCGTTGCGTGCAATGCACATTCGATCCAGCTCCGACGAACATCTACGACACGCCGTATTGCAACTACCTGATCAGCGGACAGACGGCCTGTGCGTCCCCTTACCTGACTGCAACTGAAGATGACTGTCAGTTCAAGGGGCTTGATGATGACGACCGCATCTTTGCGGTTGGTCCTGACTACAAGATTTACGCAGGCCCGCGATTCCCGTGCGGATACAAGCTGCTCGTGCAGTGGCAGGGGATTAGACGGAACTGGGACGACAGCAACCTGGTCCCGGTTGACCAGCAGCTTCAGGAGGCTGTAATCAATTACGTCGAGGCGAAGATGGCAAAGAAGGAGCGGGACTTTGTGACCAAGGCCCAATACGAATCCGACTACGCGGCCAGCCTCCGGATGCTGAAGTATCGATATCACGACGAGCAGGACACCCAGCCAAAGCGGGACTGTTCCGCTGCGGTTGGTCAAATGATGTCTGAGCTGTCCCCGCTTTACGGAACCGCAGTCTAACGAATACGCACATGGCTACAAATCCAGTAACACCGTCTCAGTTCTGCGATGCTGTTCCAGCCGCGAACGCAGATTTCTGCACGCGGTTCAGCAAGTTCCTCAATGTCCCGCAGCTACTCTGCGACTTGTTCGGATGGATGCTGAACGCGGATGGAACCGTAAGCGACGACTTCAAGTCAGAGGTGGCTCAGTTCACGGCTCCGACCGGAACGGTGGTGATGTCACTCACGCTGAACATGGGCACCGCATGGATCCTTGCTGACGGTAGCGAGGTTTCACGCACGACCTATGCCGACCTGTATGCGCAGATTGGAACGAGGTACGGAGCAGGAAACGGAACGACCACGTTCACGCTACCCGACCTGAGGAGCCGTTCACCAATCGGTGCCGGCCAAGGCTCCGGCCTGACGAGCAGGGACATCGCCACCCTGTCTGTCGGCGAAGAGCGGCACACGATGACTGAGGCCGAACTCGCAACGCATCGTCACGCATACAGCACTGATGGCGCGCAGCAGATTCTGGTTTACCAGAACACAGGTGTAGTGGATGACATCACGCGCAACGGAAGCCTGAACTACGCCTACGCAGATCCGATGGATACCACCGGAAGTTCAAGCCCGTTCAATGTGGTTCATCCTTGCTGGGTTGGTTACTACTTCATCAAGACGTAAGCCATGTCAGATTTCAAAACCATCCCACTCAAGTCAATGGCCGGAGCGTTCAACACGCTGGCCAGCGCGGACGCAATTGGGTTTGGTAATTGGAGGATCGTAAAGAACGCAGTGAGCCGCTCAAGCAAGAGCCGGCAGCGCGGCGGAGGATGGCGAAGGCTGTTCGCGGATGCGGACATCTACAACAACCAAGACCTTCACGACCAGCTCACTGACAGGTTGTTCTACTACGAGGAGTTTGAAGATCGCGCGGTTGGAGGCGGCGACCTTGCGGGATACGTGTATCCCTACTTCGCGGCGTCATCTGCGATACCGGGTGCCGTGGTGTTCCCTCCTGCATCTGGGCCATTCTGCCCGGTGTATGTCGGTGACTTCCCGACCGGGAATTACGACGGTTGTCCGATTTTCTACCAATTCGTTGGGTTTCCTTATAGTCTTGTCGGAGGAAACGTCAGAACGATTAACATGTTTGCGCACTGGAGGCTCGATGAAGTTACTGGGCCTTCCAGTAGGGTTGATGAAATCAACGGAATCAACCTTTCGGCCACCGGATCCCCTGTTGGAACCACCGGGAAACTGGGCGGTGCGGTTGAGATTACTAATACCTCAAATTACCTATCATCGACAAGCAGCCAGCTCAGGGGTAGCGACATCACATTTGGTTTTCATGGATGGGTCAATTTCAACGCGGTTTCCAACAATGCAGTTGTGCTTGGAATTTGGGACACGTCCGGGTCTTTTCAAGTTTCCTACAGACTCGTCGTGTCTGGTTCATCGCTACGATTTGAGGTTTCTCCGGACGGAACAATCGGTGCTGCGGTTGGCATTACAAGCCCGATTGTCATTTCAGCCGGAGCCTGGTATTTCGTATCGTGCTGGCATGATGCGTCGGCGAATACGGTAAACATCAAGATCAACGACGGCTCAATATCGTCAGTCTCCCATACTGGTGGGGTTTGGAATAGCTCGCTTACATTTGCATTGGGCCTTGGATTTCTGTCTGGCGTGGCATCAAATGTAAGCAACGCAAAGCTGGATTCCTGGACGTTCTGGAGAAACGGATTCCCGATAGAGCCCGAGATTGGGGCTATCTACAACTCGGGCGCTGGTGATGAATACCCGTTCGCAGTGGCCGATGGGTGCGATACCGGATACCCGTTTTACTACGCTTACTCGTACCTCTACACGTCCTGCCCTACCACCTACCCTGACACCCCGGTAGCCGGGTATCCCTACGGAACCGGAACCCCATTCTACGGAACCCGCTTCGACTACGATTACACCTACTGCGGGACCGGGGCGTATCAGCGCAACGGGTGCCGCGAAGCAGTGACCATGCTCAACGAGGTGGTTGTCGCTTCAGGACGGAAGCTGATCGCCGCAACGATGAGTCGTGTGTATGAGCTGAACCAGAGCGCCGGCAACTGGAGGCTCTTGGCGGACGGGCTTGGGAACTCCGGCTACACCGTGAACCAGTGCGGGTGCAACTCCGTGCGCGGGATGTCGGCCACGCTTGGAAGCTACCTGATTTACACGAACAACTTGGATGCGCCGTCTATCTACACGCTCGGTGACGACGTATCCGGTTGCGCATTGCAGGGACTCCAGACCATCACCGATCTTACTGCGCTCGGAGTAACCAAGGCTGGCGGGGTTGTCACATGGAAAGGCTTCACGATATTCTATGACATCACGGAAGACGGGGAACGCATGGGCGGAACAGTCCTATGGTCAGACCTCGACGATCCAAACTCGCTCATCGAAAGCGATACCAGTTTTGCGGGACGTGCAACGATTGCGATTGGGGAAACGATTCTTAATGCCGCGCCGTTGGGAAACTGGCTGATCATCTACACGGACAAATCAATCATCCGCGTGACACTTGTCGGCGGAGAGGACGTGTTCAACTTCGAGAACATCTACAAGGGTGGCAACGCTCTGAAGTACAAGTTCTCGCTCATCAACTGCGGCGACCAGCACATCTACCTTGGGGAGTCGGACATCTACGCATTCACCCAGTTCGACACGAGGCCAATCAACTATGTTTGGATTACTGAGGCTGCTGGTTTCATTTTCAATGGCATTGCTGAGACGGATGCTGAATACGGATCCATCAACAAGGATGCCTGCGACCTCGTTACCGGCGGGTGGTCTGATGAGAAGAGGGAAGCCTGGCTCTCGTGGCCAACCGGGAGCAATACGTGTCCCAACGTCTCCCTGCGACTCAACCTCAAATACAACGCGGCGGACTTTGTGGATCACGGCTTCACCTCGTTCCTTACGTTCAGGGCAGATGATCGTCCAACGGTGGGACAGTGGATCGAGGACTTAGGAATCTGCGCGCGCGGAACCAAGGTGGCAGTCGGGCCGAAGGACGGATCGGTTTGCACCGGGTCAAGCGTCGCCGTCGCCAATCCCCCGCTCTACATCCGGAACCCAACAGAGAATCCGGACCTTCCTGTTCACGCGGACTCGCTGTGTGCTCGGTTGAGCGGAAAGACCATCGAGGACTACTGCCGCGATTGCGCAGTTGAAGCCACGTTCATCACGGCATCCGCATCCGACTTCACGCTGAAGCAGCAGGAAGACGACGTGTATTACCGCCAGATGCTTGGTGGAAACATCGAGGCATACGACGGCTACAGTTGCCACGGTGAGTTTTACCACAACGTCGGATACGACACTGTGTTCCAAGAGGGCGCGAACGATTACAGAACAGACGACGAGAAGATGATCAAGATGATCGGAATCGAGGCGGAGCCGCTACCGCAAAGCACCCCGTCTAATTTGGAGTGCGAGATTGGATACGCATCTACACCAAGCTGCTTCACATGGAAAACAATCAGACCGCTGGAATTCGCCTGCCAGTCCAACAAGACAGCAGCGCAGCACATCACGGACAAGACCCGGCCAGATGGCACGTTCTACTTTCCAACCTTTCGGCGCGGAAGGTTCTTGTCGGCGAGATTCAGAATATCCGGCATCGGTGGCGGCGGGACGTTCTCAGCCATGCAGAAAATGATCAAAGACTGGGGCCAGGTGGACAGCCCTTAACGTATGGCCACCACAAAAGAGCTATCCAGAATCAGCCTGAGAACCGATCAGGTTCTTGAGATTCATTTCGACAGATTACCAGAGCTACCTCCGGAGGCCGCAAAGCTTCCGGGTATGCAGACCTGGATCACCAACATGAAGCTCGTGAGGGAGCGTGACGTTCAGGCGTTCCACCGATTGGTCAACAACGTCTCCAGCATCAGCAGCAACATGAGGGTGGAAGTCAGGACTTCCGATCCTTCCAATCCCGTGACTGGACAAATCTGGCTTCGTGTGGACTTATAGGAATCATTATGGCTGACAAGAAAGATGGCGTGGCAATCAAGGACAACGTGAAGATTGTCCTGACGGGTCCGGACGGAAATGTGAAGCACTCATCGGTTCACAACGCCGTGACCACAGCAGGCAAGGAGGGCGCAGCAGATCAGATTCTCGCAGCTCCCTCACTCTCAAAGCCCACCCACATGGCGATTGGAACCGGAACCCCTGCGGCGACCTTGCTCGGGACGGAGCTGGATCGTAACGCGCTCACATCGAAGCTTCGCTCCGGTGCGGTGGTTACGATGGTCGCGGACTGGGCGGCAGGCGACGGCACTGGCGCAATTACCGAGGCTGGCTTGTTCGATATCGTGACCGCAAACACCGTGAACATGTGGGCCAGTGCGTCGTTTTCAGTGGTGAACAAGGCGGCAGCGGACACGCTCCAAATCACTTGGCAGTTGACATTCGCGTAGGCCGGAGTGTATAACGTGGAATGCCAGAACGAAAATGTGAAGTCTGCGAGCGAATATTTGAACGCCCAAGAAATTTATCGTCTCGCGTATTCTCTACGCGGAGATTCTGCTGCCTCAAGTGCTTCGGTGCGTCAGTGCGAAAGAACAGGCTATGCCCAATTTGTGGGAATCCGGTTCAATGCAAGGACAACAAGCTCTATTGCTCGTGGGTATGCGCCAAGAAAAGACCCCGAAAGAGAGGCACGTCAAACGCTTGCTGGAAAGGTGGGCGTACAATTGACTCCAAGAGTGGGCATGTTCGAGTTCGTATGGATCCAGACCACAAGTGGGCTCGCGGGATGCGGATGCAGCACGGTTACGTCCTTGAGCACCGACTGGTCATGGCTGAAAAACTAGGACGTGCGCTTGATAACCATGAGACAGTTCACCACATCAACGGAAATCCGGGAGATAACAGGATTGAGAACTTGCAGATCAGAACAGGAAGACACGGCAGAGGCGCTTGCTTTCAGTGCTTGGATTGCGGTTCTAAAAACGTGAAATCGATTACAATCTGATATGGGCGCTACCGGCACAGCAACAATTGACTTCGGCTCCTTTCCGGGAACCAGCGAGGCGTCCATTGCGGTCACGGGGCAGGGGTCGATCCTTGCCACGTCCAAGGCTGAGGCGTTCATCATGGGCGACGACACCAGCGGCACGCACACCGCGAACGATCACCGCTATGCTTCGGCATTGATCGGGCTGACGTGCGGGACTCCAACGCTGGCGACTGGCTTTACGATTTACGGAAGGTGCCTCGACAAAATGCAGGGCACGTTTGCGGTTCGTTGGGTTTGGGCAGATTAAAAATTTTATGGCACTCGATACAATTCTTAAAGGCACCTCCTCCGGCAACGGGGCAGAAGTAGATGCGGACTTTCAACTCGCAGTCGCCACGAACACGGACCCGCTCAAGGCGGGCGCGGTGCGGATGTTCTCCGAGTCGGATGATGGCTCCATCACGGGGGCGGCGACATGTCGCTCACCGGAGACATCCCACGACTTCCGGTTGCGCGGTGGATTGGACATGCAGGAGTTCAATGACACGTTCAATTACACCAACCAAGACACGGGCAAGTATCG